GTCATGACGGCGGGCTTCTCCGCCGCCGTCTGCTCCGATGCGGAATGTCGGCCAACGGCGTATGCGACGCCAATGAGCAGGATGCACAGGGTCACCAGCAGGGCTGTTTTGTGCTCTGTGACGAGATGTTTTACCCGTTCAATCATCAGGTTCACCTCCTCACTGATTGGCGTAGAAATTCGCCTTGCCGACGATGGTATCCATCTGCGCATAGAGATTCCTGCCGGGACACGCCGTCGACATGAGCTCCCGATGCCCGACAATGTGATCGCGGTCAATCGGCAGTCCGTAATCCGTGCAGAGGTTGGCAAGCAGCATAGCAAGGCTCTCAATCTGTGCGTCGGTCGGCTCTGTGATCTCGAAGTTGCCGCAGGCGTGGATGCCGATTGTGTGACTGTTGTGCCCGTACGCATGTGCTCCAACCGTCCAATGCGGTCGTCCGATCTCCACGGTACCGTCCCTTGCGCACGACGTAGTGATAGCCAATACACGTCCACCCCTGCGCCTGATGCGATGCGTTGATCTCCTCCGCAGAGAGATCATCATCGGTCGGATTGCCGGTGTGATGCAGGACGATCATATCTGTCGCACCACGGGTTTTCAGGTTGCCTGCGTCATAGTTCAGGTTCATGTCTTTCAGATGCACTCTTTCCATCTTTGTTCTCCTTTTCTTCTTCGTACTGGTCGGGGATTCCGTTATTGTCACGGTCGATAAATGACTTTGCGAGGAATCCAATGACCGCAATCCATGCCGCCCCGCTGATCTCATGCAGGAAATTCCGCATCTCTACAAGGTCGGGTTGCATCTTTGTACTCCAATCATAGAGCCACGCACCGACATAGATCATGACGCAGATCACGATCATTGCGGCATACCATACGATGTAGCGCATGGCCGCGTGACTCTTGGTCATATTGCGCAGATATTTCTTGCCCTTTTTAATCCACTGTGAGACTTTGATCACTGTCTCACCTCCCTCCGAGCGCCCACGTCAGAATCGACGCGAAGATGCCAACGATAGTCGTACTCATCCCAATCGTCCAGCAGACATCGCGCTTAAAATCATCAATGCGATGATGTGCCGACTTTGTACTCTCCTCGACGCGTGCGATTCGTGCGTTGATCTCATAGAGCTGGTCGCGGTGCCCCGGCAGTTCTACTGCGAGCGTTTCCAGCTGTGTTTTGATTCCCTCGAGTTCGGCGAGGATTTCGCCTCTTGCCATTTTCTCATCCTTTCAAGACATGCAAAAAGCCGCTAACTGTTTATAGCTGCTAGATCAACCTTCACTTTCCCACTTGATTTTTTCAACATCACTTTTGCTTGTCGCGGCATTGACGCGTTCTTTCAGCACATTGTATTTAACGTGCAATGCGTTAGATCGCCGTGCCGCCAAGCTATTTATCGCCGCAAAGTCTGTCACCATCAGCGTCATCCGATTATTGTCTGCCGTCGTCCAGACAACCGAGGCGTCCGGCTTTCCGCTGTCTTGGAGCGCCTGCCGTGCGATGTGGATTCGTTCACGTGATTTTTGATCGTAATCATACGGGTGCCCGTTATAGTCGATGTTTTCGACCTCTTCCGCATCGCGACGGGCTTTGAATTCCAGTATTTTCTTTGCTCTCACTCCTTCCAGCGTTTCCGGTTCCGGCTCCTGCGGTTTTGGGCGCTCGATCTGCTCCCATTTGCCGCCGCGCCAGTAGATGTCATATCCCTCCTTTTTGGGAGGCGGCTTGACCTCGGTCATGTAGGCAGGTATCTGCCACGCTCCGCTGATTGGCGATCTGTCAGTGTCGTCAAGTGTGCGATCATCGATGTACTTGCCATCAAGGACGGCGTATACGTAGACTGTTTTTGTCATGTTGTACCTCCTAGTATTTGATCTGCGCGATCAGCGCTATATTTCGTGGACGAGTTTCACCTCCCCCACTCTCACTAGTGTACTGTGTTTTTCCTGTTCCAGAATGCAATCCCCCTTCACTAGGAGACACGTGACCTCCTGCAACCCCATTAAAATCCACGCTGTGCTTGTGACTGCGAAATTCATCACTCTGGGCAGACCCAACCTTTCGGTCAACGTCAATCCCCCGCCCTTCATCGAGAGCGCGGAGAAAGTGACCGCGATAATCCGGCAATACCATCGTTGTACTGCCGTCTCCTTTGCCATATAGCCCTGGATAAGCGGCTGTATTGTCAGTCCAAAGCCCCTTTTCCTCGACGTATGCCACGAGACGGGGATAGTCCTCTCTTTTCACCTCTGCACCATTGGCTTTGATGTAGCCATCCCTCAGTGTCGGGCGCAAGATGATATCTCCTACCCTTGCTCCGTCCCGTACATCATCAATCATCCACGTCACTCCACCGTCCGTGATAAGTTGTCCTGCTTTCATTGTTTCGCTCCTTTCGCCGTGCGCCAAGGAGCGCCGGCAGTTAATATCTTAGTATGGGTAATAACTTGATAGCGGCGGGTTGGACGGCGTCGCTTCGTCCGTAGATGGGGTTTGAACGAGATGCATCGAACATCAGGATAGTACCACGTTCGGTATATAATTCGTTCCAACCTAAACCTGTTTGAGCACCTGCGTAAAAAGAACCAGTTTGCGATTCCCACGCCAGATTATCCAATCTTACACCGCTACCTGTAATATTCGGCAGCCCCGGCGCAACACTCGCCCCTGCGTCATTCGCGAACTGCGTCATTCTGCCTATCCAGTTTGGCAGCACCATTGTCACCGCGCCATCGCCGCGCCCGAACAATCCTGCATTGGCGGTTGCGTCATCCGTCCAGAGGTTATGCTTGTCTGCAAGTGCTACAAGGCGCGGATAGTCCCCTCTGCACGGTCGCCCCGTTGGCCTTGACATAGCCTGCGGGGAGATAGAGAGACCCGCGCACCGCTCCGACGGGCGTGCCGTCGCGCAGGTCGTCAACAATCCAGACGGCCGTACCGTCATGGATAATTACCCCCCCTTTTCGAGCGCCTGTTTGATTTTATCGGGCAACTCCGCGCCCGTGGTGCCTGCCTTGACGCACTCAAGCCGCGCCCAGCTCGGTAATGATTTATGATACGCAATGTCGCCGACTGCGTAGGCGGTGGAGTTGCGGCGCAAGTACAAACCGAGATTCGGATGTGCATCGGGATCTATGTTGTGCTCCTCAAACGTCTTGCGCGTAACATAGGCTTCGTCACTGATGACCGCTGTCACGTTCTTCGCGCCTGCAACGATAATGTGTACGTCGATGATCTCGCTGTCGATCGGAACTTCCTTGCTCGGGATGTAGTCGGCGAAGTTGCCCGCATTCGTATATGCGTAGAGCTTTGCCTCGCCATCATCGAGCTTCGCAAAGATGCCGATTTCCCGATTCATGAAGCCGTTCGTTACGTCTCGATTACTCACGGCAAAACGCAGCCGCACTTCACCGTTCCCCTTATCGAGGAAATTCTGAAGCGGTGCGGACATAACGGAATGCTTTAATCCCGTGAACGATTCCGTGTCCTCTCCTTCGCTCAGCTGACCGTCCCCGAGTTCCGCTCGGACAAAGATCAGTCTTGCGTTGCCTTGGCTTTCGCCGATCATCTGCTTTCCTGTTTTTGTTAACCGGATTGCCGGAAAATGTGCCATATCAGTCACTCCTTATCATTATCTCTTTACGCTGGACCACGATACCGCCCACATAGAGCCCGCACGGAGCAACATCATAACTCCGTGCATTCGCGGCGTGTATTTCAAGGCGCATACTCGCTACCACGATACCGCCCACATAGAGCGACAACCCCTTCTCCTCCGTCAAGGACACCTTGATATCAAGATTCGCGGGGATAATCGCCCGCACGAAGCGACGCGCCTCTGTCGATTTATGCGGTACGCTGCGCGCTACGTCAAGCCAAAGCTCGTAAGCACTGATTTCTTCCCGTGCATTCACAACGCCCGCGCCATATGCACTGTCAAGCATCGGCTGTAAGGTTCGTATTGTGTAGGGAAGCGACAAGTTGATCTGCGCGAGGATTCTCTCCCGACGCTGCACAATTCCAGCACCCGGAAGCCGCGGCAAAGAGAGCATTTCCTCCCATCGTGCCGCGCCCTGTTCATCGATGTCGTAGACGAATGTGTTGAGCGCAGATCCCAGAATCTTCTTAATGAGCAAATTTAGCTGGGGCTCCAACGCGTCAGCATAGGCGATAAACTCTTGCGCATTCGCGATCACGTCGGGGAAGTATCGCCGCACATTGGATTCGCGCAGCGAGAGCGTATCACGCAGCGTGTCACTCATAGGTTACGCCTCCTAATGCGGCGAGCTCGTCTTTGCCCAAATGGACGTTTTCGGCAGCGCCATTCAGCGTGAGACTCTCCACGTCCACAACGCCCGTAACGTCAAGGAGAAGGCTCTCGATTTTTGCGCGTCGAACAACCAGCCCCGTATTGGTAAACGCGCCGACATTTACGACCTGCGTGTCCTTCCAGCCCGTATTTAACTCTGCAAAATAAGCGTTCAACGCCTTTTCGACAACGGGCTTCACTGCATCAATCACAGCACCACTGTTAAGTGTCAGCCGGACTCGCATAGTCACCGCTTTTGCGACCGCACCTTCCACCGTCACGCGGTGCCCAATCGGCGCGATACCGACGCCCTGCTGCGCATATGGGACAGGATCGAGTATTTCCTGCACTTTCGCGATAAACTCCGCTGTCGGTGCGGTGTTCTCGGACGTGCAGAACACGACCTTGACCGTTCCGCCGCCGTTCCATACGGGATAGACCTTGACGCCGCCGACGCCTGCGATAGCTCTGACTTTCTCCTTGTAGTCGGCGATATTGCCGCCGTAAGCCTGCGCGTCAAAACTTTTAAGGTACCGCGCACGGAACGCCTCCGTCTCCTCCTCGTCGCGTCCGGGAATTGTCAGCTCGCTGATTTGCGCTGTCTGAAGTCCCGTAACATACCCGATAGGAACAAGCCTGCCGCTGCTTTTATTCCCTGCCCGCCCTGCTTGTTCACAGGTGAGCAGGTAGGTTCCCGCGCCGAGCTTTTCTGAAACGGCATAGGTCAGATCGTCACATGAGAATCGGCTGCCGATTGATACCTCTACAGTGGCGGGTTCA